TTACTGCCGTGATGCTTTCCCATGATACGCGTCCTTCATAATCCATTGTTACAATTTTAACCGGGTGCGTTACTTCAAGATATTCCATATTTTGTTCTTCCATATGTTGAACTCTTGTCATGTTCATGTCAACATGTTCATCAATCCATTCGCCGATTTTAACATATTTTGGAACATCATTTTCAACAATAATTATCGGTGTTTCCCAGCTAACCGACTTAACGGCGGTATCAATCAAACCAACACGACCACCCATGGCGTGAAAGAACACTTCCGAAGGCGTTAAGCCGGCAATAAATGAATTCTCGACGAACCCGCGCGCGCCAGGGCTGTCATCGTATTTCGAGTAATGCGGCAAAGTTCGGCTGTCGAATCCGTAGGGCACGCGCTTTCCATCAATGGTTTGCTGACCGACCAAACAAATCATTTGAGCAATATTCACTTTACTACCCTTTGAACCGGCATTTACCATTGTAATAAAGCGGTTCGTCTTGCTCAAGCTCTTGAGACCGATATCACCAGCTTCACCGTTGGCCTTGTTCAAAATATTCGTAACTTGCAATTCGAATTCCTCCTCGTTTGTGCGCCCAGATTTGTTTTCAAAGGTTCCAATGTGAATGTTATCAATAATGGTTTTCACTTCCAGCTTCTTGGTTTTGATCGAATCCACAATCTTTTCACTCGTCTTCTTATCTGAAATCAAATCGCTGATTCCAACGCTGTATGCCGACGTCTTCATGTATTCCGTAATAATGTTTTGCAAATCATCAATAAAACTCGCGGATGCAAAGTTTCCAAAATCGTTGCAAATGCGCTGAATCATGCCGCTTGTGCTGGATGCCAAAACGCCACTGTCAATATGTCCGCGCAAAATTTCTCCATCAATAATTTCAAGCACGTTATTCGATGTTGCATAGTCGTCGCTTCCTCCAAATTGTTTGGTTTTATACTTCATACTGAGTGGCGGCAAAATCTGCGACAGAATCTCAAAATTCGTAATTTTCTTCTTTGGATCACTGAATAGCGCCGGGTTTACGTTATTGTATCCCATGAGTAAATTCATCGCCATCCGCGCATCAAACCCGGGAAGTCCGCCGCGTGTAAACTGGTAAACGCCAAGCAGCGAGTCCTGAAAAATACCAATGATTGAATTATTCTTTGCAGGGCTAATAATCTGGTAAGGAACGGCGGCAAGTCCTTTCAGTTCGGCTTCTGCTTCATCGTCTTGCGGCATGTGCAAGTTCATTTCATCACCATCAAAATCGGCATTGTATGGTTTCGTGTCACCAATATTCATGCGAAACGTGTCGCCCTGCTGCATCACGCGGACAATGTGACACATCATACTCATTCTGTGAAGCGTGGGTTGACGGTTAAACAAAATACCATCCCCATCCATCATGTGACGGTGCACAACGTCGCCGTTTTCAAGCACAATAGTGCTGCGATCCATGTATCTCAGCGAAATGTCACCACCCGTCTTTTTTTCCAAAATGTTTGCACCCGGATAAACATCAGGGCCATTTCGAACGAGTTGTTGCAAAAAGTCACGATTGCGATTATTTACGACAACCGGTTTTGTAATATTCATTGCAATTTTTTTAGGCACTCCAAGTTCGCGAATTGACAGGTTCGGGTCGGGAGTAATGACAGACCTGGCCGAAAAATCGACACGTTTACCCATGAGGTTGCCTCTGACACGTCCCATTTTTCCATTTAGGCGTTCTTTAATCGACTTGAGCGGACGACCGGATCTTTGTGCGACAGGAGCACACGACGGAATGTTGTTATCCACTTGTGTCGCAATATAGTATTGCAGCAAACTCTGCCAGTCATCAATAATTGTGGAATTCACAGAGGGTTCATTCATTTTTTCAAGCAGTGTCTTGTTTGCCTTGATGATGTTCACAATCGTGTGACTGATGTCATCTTCACTGCGCTGGTTTCCATCCATTTTGATCGAGGGGCGAACAGCAGGTGGAGGAACAGCAAGCACTTGGCAAATAAACCAATCCGGTCTTGAAAATTTCGGACTGAAGCCCATAAATGCAACATCTTCATCTGATATTCTTTTAAATATTTTCAAAACAACTTCGGGAGTCATTTTCATGTTTAGTTTTTCTTTTCCGGCAGATTCCCCGGCGCCTTCTTCGGAATCACCACCATCCCATTCGGCGTAAAGTGTGGCTAAATTTTCTTTTTTAATTTTTTTGGGGACGAGACAGCCACAACCATCCTGTGTGTCATCTCCACACCGTTTCACCTTGCTCGCCAGTTGGTGAACATGGCTCCATCTGTCATCTGGTTTCATATCCATGCATTCTTTATTTGCTTCTTTGCTGATCAACAGTTTGCTGCATTTGATGCAAACACATTTCAAAAGTTTAATAATCGTAGGAAGGTATTGATAATAAAATACGGGTTTTGCAAGTTCAATGTGTCCAAAATAACCAGGAGTTTTGATATAATCCAGACCATCCGTCGGACATTTGAGACCGGGTTCAAGCACACCTAACCGCGGATCAAACATGCCACCGATCACCGGAATGTTGTTTGAATATGTATCTCTGCTTGTAATTTCTGCAACTGAACATCTTCTTATTTCTTCAGGTGACAAAACGCTAAATTGAATACCTACAATCTTTGATGCAGTTTTCTTCGTCCAATTCGGTTGTTGTGACATTGGCTGCAAGAGCTAACTATTATTTATTATATTTATATGTTTATATTGTTTTATTTCAATTTTATAAATAAATGTTTTTTACAAAATGAAACACATATCCATTCTTTTTTATCTTTTTTATCTTTTTCTAATAAAAGTTATATTATTTATAAAATTGAAATAAAAAGATGTATGTATGTAAGTGTAACATAGAGGCGAGCGATACAAATAGAAATAATGCCACAGAATCAGCAGAAGAAGAATAGAAAATCAACCGGATCTTTGAATGAAAAGCCAAGTCTTCAATACAGGCGTTCAAAAAACGACGATGGAAGCAGTGATGGTAGTGATTTCAGCGACACTTCATCTACACTATCACATGGTGATTCTAAAAAGAAATACAAGACGGAAGAATTCGACAAGGCAGAATATGCTAAACTTCTCGCAGAGTTGTTCCCTTCTAAATATTCTGTCAATAAGGCGCGAACGTTACAATCACAGTCGAAACAAATGAAACTTCTTGACTCATCTTCTGAAGAAGAAGAGGAATGCAAAGAAACTCAAAAGCAGTATCCGAGAAGAAGTGCACGATTGCAAAAGCTGTCAAATCGAAATAAAAATGAGAAAAAAGAAAAACAAGAAAATCAAGAAAAATGTGACGATGAGCGGGACGCTGTTGTAAAAAAGAGTGATGCCAAGACAGGAAAAAAAGAGGAACAATTTTACCAGAGTAAAAAACAAAAATACAATGAAGAAGATGACAACAAGGCAGAACTGCCTATTGACAAGAATGGAAATTACAATATTGTTATCAACCTTCAAGAGCCGCAGTTTGATTATATGTCAGACAGATATGATGATGAAGATTCAGCATTCAATGACTCTGTTTTTGATGATGAATCTATTTCATCTGACCAAGAAGATTCCAGCTGTAGCGATGATGACAGCGATGATACGTACAGAGAGAGTGACAACGAGACAAGTGGAAGCGAAAGCGAATACAGTGATGATGATGAGGAAGAGGAGCAGGAACACGAAGAAGAAGAAGTTACCACACGCGGTTTTCGAAAGAGCTCTTCTTTATCAACAGACAAAGCAGAGAATATTCAGTTTACAATTAACGGAAAGTCAATATTTGGTGAAGAAAAAGAAAAAGACAAAAACCAAGTAGTAAAAGATGATGGTAGAAAGCATGGTAGAAAGCATGATACTTCTCGCAATGATGGCGATGGCAGTGACTTTGGAAGTGAAGATGAAAAAACAATTCAAACCATCAAAGCACAAATGCAAGCAATTCTTGAAGTGGACAAGAATAATAAGATTGCAAGAAATACGCTCGAGCAAATGATTCAAAAAGAGGAAAAAATCAAACGCTTGCGAAAGAAAAAAAGTGTGAAACAAACGAGAAGCAATACAAGAAAGTTTGGACGTTTGTTACAAAAAAAGAATTCAGCAAATGATCTCAAGTATTTCAAAAAGTACTTGACACATGAACAGCAAACGGAAGTCTTGAAAGAGTTATCTGAACTCAATAAAATCATGTTGGTCGACAAACCATACCGCTTGACTTTGCTTGAGTCGAAGATTCCACAGCACTACAAGGCAATTGCATTAAAGCGTATTCAAAATCTGCGCTACATGGACACGTGTTCCGGTGAATACTTTAAAGTGAAAAATTGGGTTGATACTTTTATGACGATTCCGTTTGGAGTGCACAAGACGCTGCCAATTACAATGGATGTCGGGGTAGAACAGTGTCATACTTTTATGGAAGCGGCCAAGGACATTTTGGATTCGGCAGTATATGGACTCAATGATGCCAAAATGCAGATTATGCAAATGGTGGGTCAGTGGATTTCAAACCCGTCAGCACTTGGTTCAGCGATTGCAATTAAGGGTCCTCCGGGAACCGGCAAGACGACGTTGGTAAAGGAGGGAATTAGCAAAATTTTGGGACGAGATTTTGCATTTATTGCACTGGGTGGTGCGACCGACAGCAGCTTTTTGGAAGGCCATTCCTATACCTATGAGGGAAGCACCTGGGGTAAAATTGTTGAAATTTTGATTCGATGCAAGTCCATGAATCCAGTCATCTTCTTTGACGAGTTGGACAAGTTGAGTGAGACACCAAAGGGTGAAGAGATTACAGGAATTTTGACACATTTGACGGATACGTCTCAGAACAGCCAGTTTCACGACAAGTACTTTTCAGAGATTGCGTTTGATTTGAGCAAGTGTCTCTTTATCTTCAGCTATAATGATGAATCAAAAGTCAATCCCATTCTTCTTGACAGGATGTATCGCATTCATACCAACGGATATAACAAAAAGGATAAGACACATATTGCGCAAAAGTATTTGATTCCGAAAATTCAGTCAGAGGTGGCATTCAAGCCGGAGCAAATTATTATTCCCGATGAGACCATTGAATACATTGTGGAACATCACACGAACAAGGAGGACGGTGTGCGCAACTTGAAGCGCTGTTTGGAAATTATCTTTACCAAGCTGAACTTGTATCGCTTGATGAAACCAGGAAGCAAACTATTTGACAAGGATTCCAGTTCGATTGAAGTTGCATTTCCCTTCACGGTCACCAGCAGTGTTGTTGATTTGATGATTAAAAAAGCGGAAACAAACAGTCCTCCCATGTTCATGTACACGTAATACACATACAAATAAAAATGTGTGGTGTGAATTTAATTACATGATAAGAAAATAAAAAGGAATAATGAATACTTTTCATTTTCGTAAGAATATTTTTTTTTAATACTTTTTTGATTTTTTATTTCTGAATTTTTTAGTCAATCTGTGTTTATATTTCGATTTAGATTTATGTTTTTTATAATGTATATTTTTTTTTGATTTTTTTCTTCTACCTCCATCCACTTCATTCATTGGTGTGTCTTTGTCTTTTTCTATCCACATTTTAACCATGGGTATGTATATGTGACGTTTCTTAGATTCTTCTACTAGTTTAGAATCGTGTTTTTTATATGTTTCCAATAGTTCAAGAAAATCATGAGTTAGTTTTTCTTGTTGAATTGAATCTTGATATGCTCTATTATATAATAATTGTTGATTCATATCATCTATAGGAACACTTAAATCGTGTTTTCTTGCAAAATTTACCCTTTTTTTTAATATTTCAAGCATATGATCATTATAATGACTAAAACATTTCATTATAAAAAGTCTTCGTTGATCATTCATCTCCGGATTAAGAATAATTTGTGACTCGATCAAATTCATAACTCTTGAAGATAAATTATTCTTATCCCTTATTTTATTCAAAACCGACTCCATTAATGTTTCAAATTTGCCACGAACTTCATCTTCGTCATATGAATCCATATTAACAATAATGCCAAGAAATTCTGTTACAGCTTCTTCTAATGATAATGATGTCATGAATTATAATAATGAAAGGTATTATATATATATATATATAAATTTTAATTATTATAATTTAAAAAATTAATTATATTTTTAAACTTTTTACATATATCTATAATAACAGGATTGATTTTACGCCAATGCAATAAAATAATGTCCAATAGAACTGATTACATGCAATCCAGAATGAAACCAATTGGCTCGTTTCTTTTTCTTATCAAAGCAATATCTTTGAACTTTGTATCCATATCCATATAAAAAAATAGTGGTGAGAAATGATACGATAATGATCATTGCCATTTCAATTGAAATAGAATCCCGTTTAATAAAAAATAAATATCCGCCATATATCACCACTCCCAATATACTTAGTTTATCTAATATGCAATTGGTATCAGAAGGAGCAGAATGGTACAATACCGATGTAAGCCATAAACATAAAAACAGAAATGCATAAAATATGTATCCTAAATATAAAAACAATAAAACATTCGTTAGAAAAATAAAACTGGAGTAAAAACAAGAATTTAATTTATGTCGTTTGTTTTGTTTATTTTTTGTTCTTTTTTTTTTTCGTATGCCACGTTTCATTTGTGTGGGTATGGGTATAAACCTTGAAGTTTCGTTCATATAAAGTAATAAAATAAAACGTAGATATAAAATAATAGTATAAAATGAATTCAATTTTTAACAATTATTTATGCAACTCTCGCTATAAGCAATTCCCCATTTGATTGATTTTGCATTCTTATTCGCTTGCGCCCCATTTGGATTCGGACTGGTTCGTAAAACGGATTTTCCTTTCAAACGAGCTAAATATCGATCATAGGAGCCGTGTTTCATATCGACACCTTTACTTCCGCCGGCAGACATGCTTCCCGGACGCATCCGCGTAAGAGATGAACGCGTAGAATTGCCGTGCGACGGTACGTTTGAGTGCGTTACACCGGGAACTGCGCGATCACTCATTTGATTCCAGTTTACATTTGCGAACTGACTTTTAGGAGGTGTATACACGTTGAGTGCGGATTTATTCATGGTATATTCGGAAGACGGCACTCGCACCGTATTTTCAATTCGTTTTACATTGTATTTATCATTTTGATTGCTAAACTGTGGTCCAGTATATTCTTGATAGCTGGGAAAAGCACCGCACGCTCTGCATCCGACTGGTTTTGTTGTTGACATTATTTTATTTTTATCTTTTGATTAAAAAATGTTAGTATAATTAATATGTATATAATAAACTAAATTAAAGTATTTTTGATTTTATTTAAATTTAGTTTTATTTGTATTTGTATCAATTGGATTATCTCTCGAATCTCTCTAAATATGGATCTCTGAAAAATAAAATAATTTAAAACTCGGTTGGGCCAAGTGTTCGGTTTCCGCCTCGCTGGTTAATGTAGTTCACTTGATCTTGACTCAAACATGCGCATCCCATGCTATCAGAATAAGTAGACGGACAGCACTCCGGCTTAAATTTATTATCGGCAAAAAAGAAGAGCTCGCCTTCAGGTAAAGGAACTGGAGTTCCGACATTGTCTTTATACGTGTTCAGGCGGTTCTTGTTGCCCATTCCAGATGCATACCGTTTAGCAGTTTGAACCCAACCCATTGTATATGAGTCGTCAATATTCAAGTCATTATTGCTTAAATTCACAAATCCTTCTTTTTTATCACCTGGTTTCTTTTTATTGTTCATATCATTCGGCGTCATTCCTTCTAAAATGCTATATTGAAAACAGTCACAAAACATAAACAATCCCGCGATCATACCGATTATAATACAAGCAACCACGATTTCAAGTCGTGCTTCATATCCAAAAAGTTTAAGTTCCATTTATAAAATAAAAATAAAATAAATATATAATATTGGTTTAATTATTTATTATACAATTAGAAAAGATAAAAATAATTAAATAAATTCATTTGTTTCATTTGTTTATAAAAAAGTGATTTTTTCCTAAATAACAATGGTGAAACGAATGATTCTTATTTTATCCTGGCACACCGGGCACTCCGCGTGACGCGTGCACATTCAGAATATTATTTGAGAATCCAATCAAGTATCCCATCGGAATGGAAATTGCAATAAAGAATATAATACCGGCAGCTGCTAAAATATCTCCGACGATCGGTATAAAAAATAATAATATAATCGCTGCCGCCATGGCAACCAAAATAATAATCACGATTTCAAGAATGGAACCGATCAAGCTTTTAATTGACAAGTATACGCCAAATAATGTGTACATTACAGCAGTTACCACACCATTTGATTTTCCAAGCATGGATTTTGCGGTAATAATGGTCTCGGTTAGCGGCGCCATAATATTCAGAATGCGCGACATGATGTCGGATGTAATATCGGCAACCGAGTTTCGTATTTTATTTACCAGTTCGCGCATATCATTCACAATGCTCATAATCTCACCAACAGTCGCAGTAACAATGCTTATCGTGTAATGCACAGGTATTAGCGCAATATCAGTAATATCGGTTAAAATATTTTGAGTGCATTCGGCAAAATTTTTTTCAGTGTATTCCATTTTCGACGTATTGG